CTACAGCAGGCTCAAGACAAAGAAGAAATCTTGCTTCGACGTCCGTGGACCGACGAAGAAAAGAACCAGACTTTCTTCCGGTTGAAGGATTTTGAGGCGCACCTGCGCAAAAATAAGTTCTTCGAGTACAAAAGCCATAAGATTGCGCAACGGCTGCGCGACATTAACGGCGACAGCGTCGTTCTTAAAATCAAAGGACGCTCCGTGCGTGTGTGGCAAATACCTGCTTTTGAAACCGCAGACATGGTTTTCGACACGTCCAGACTAAAACGTCAGGCTGAGGTTCCGTTCTGATGGAGGACTTCCGAAAGAGACACCGGGAGAGGAATTGGAATATTTGGCGGATGCGCATTCTGGAGAAAAGAACGCTGCCCAGTATTGCTCAGAGGTTTGGCCTTAGTCGAGAGCGGGTTCGTCAAATTGTTCTGGAAGGTAATGCGATCTTAGAAAATCGACCGGACTATTTTGGCAGGAAACAGTAATGTTTCGCATTTTTGGACCGCCCGGCACCGGAAAGACCACTACGCTTCTGAACATGGTCGATGAAGCCCTGGAGAGCGGCGTACACCCGCATAAGATTGCGTTCTTAGCCTTTACCCGCAAAGCCGCCAATGAGGCCAAGGAACGTGCCGCAGCGCGTTTTAACCTCGATCCTAAGAAGGACCTGAGTTACTTCCGAACGCTGCACTCTTTAGCCATGTCTCTGAGCAATATCCGTGGTGAGCAGGTTATGCAGGAGGAGCACTACCGAGAGCTTTCAGAAACAATCGGTGTAGAGGTTTACAGCTCCACCCAAGTAGGCGCGTTCGAGGAAGACATTACGTCCATTACGTCGAACAAAAACCCCGTTTTGAACGTTATCAACCTTGCCCGCCTGCGGAAGGTGGATTTGCGAGACCAATATAACGAAAGCAATTTAGACGAGTCTTGGAACGTCGTGAATTACGTTGCTTCAAGCCTGGAGGCATACAAGGGCAACATGGGCCTTTATGATTTCACAGATATGTTGGATGAATTTATACGGTCCGCGCATATGACCTGCCCGCAGTTTGACCTGTGCTTCATTGACGAAGCTCAAGACCTGAGCCCGCTGCAATGGGACCTCGCGCATATCCTCGACGAGAACTCCACTCGTACATATTGCGCAGGAGATGACGACCAAGCGATCTACCGATGGGCCGGTGCCGACGTTGACCACTTCATCAACCTCCCCGGCGGTTCAGAAACGCTCTCCCAATCGTACCGAGTGCCGCGTCGAGTTCATGCCGTCGCGCAGACCGTCGCCAGTCGCATTAACCGCCGGTTCCCGAAGAGGTACGAACCAAAACCCGAGGAAGGGCACGTTCAAACTGTGGCGGGCATTGAATATTTAGACATGAGCGACGGGGAATGGCTCATCCTGTCTCAAGCGGGATACATGCTGCAAGACGCTGCCTCGTGGCTTAAATCCGGCGGATATCTGTTTAATTACCGCGGCTCACGGTCCATTGGCAAGAAATTATCCGATGCCGTGAACGGGTGGGAGACTTTACGCCGGGGACATTCAATCCCTGTTGTGCTAGCGCGGCAGGTGTATGCTTTTATGTCGTCCGGGACGCGGATAAAGCGAGGATTTAAGAAGCTGACAGGCCTAGAGGATGATGACGTCGTTAGTATGTCCGCCCTGATGGAAAACCACGGGCTGTTGGCGGATCAATCCATGATCTGGTCAGAAGCTTTGGATAAAATCCTGGAGACAGACAGGGCGTATGTTACGGCTCTTTTGCGTCGCGGCGAAAAGTTCAACGCCGAACCCCGGATTTCGCTGTCCACGATCCACGGTGCAAAAGGCGGCGAAGCCGACAACGTTGTTCTCTACACTAGCCTGACCAAAGCCGCAGATGATGATATGCAGCATAACCCAGACGATATGCACAGGGTGTTTTATGTTGGAATTACTCGAACTAAAGACACTCTCGTCCTCGTAGAACCCGAAGATGCAGCAAGGAGCTATTACGTATGAACCGCGAACAAGTCTTGTGGAAAGCCGAAGAGCTAATTAACGGCCAGCGCGCTGAAGATTATGGCGACGCTTACCAAAATCATGAACGAATTGCTGACGGTTGGAACGTCATTGTTCGAGAAGCGCATTCCGACTCCGGATATCTGACACCCGCACATGTAGCTCTTATGATGGATTGGCTGAAAACTTGTCGATTGTTAACCACGATGCACCATAAAGATAGCTGGGTCGATAAAGCCGGTTATACGGCCCTTGGGGCCGAGTTTGCATTGGTCGGACCTTTCGCAAAGGCGAAAAAGATTGACTAAATTACAAATGGCGATGTTTGCGCCGAAAAGCGAATGGGTTCCTCCGCTGGAGCTGCCCGACATCACGTCAGCGAAAACAATTGCAATCGACGTCGAAACCTCGGACCCAAACCTTAAATCAAACGGTCCCGGTTGGCCGACTAAAGACGGGTTTATTGTAGGCTATGCCGTCGCCGTGGACGGGTGGTCTGGTTATCTGCCTGTAAAGCATTTCGGTGGTGGCAATCTCGACGAGCGCATCGTGTCCAGATGGCTCAAAAAAGTGTTTGAATGCCCCGCCGACAAAGTTATGCACAACGCTCAGTACGATCTCGGATGGATTAAGGCTTCCGGGTTTGAGGTCAACGGGCGGATTATCGACACGATGGTCATCGCATCGTTACTGGACGAAAACCGCTTTAGCTACAGCCTGAACGCACTATCCTACGACCTGCTGAACAAAACCAAATCGGAAAAGGGTTTGGTAGAGGCAGCGCGCGAGTTCGGCATCGACCCCAAAGCCGAGATGTGGAAGATGCCTGCCATGTATGTCGGACCTTACGCCGAGGCCGACGCCGAGCTTACTCTTGAATTGTGGAATTATTTCACCGGACAAATCCGTAAGGAAAACTTAACCACCATCGCCGATTTGGAACTGAACCTCCTGCCCTGCCTCGTAGACATGACTATGCGGGGCGTGCGCGTTGACCAGAACAAGGTCGAAATCACGCGGAATAGCCTTCTCAAACGAGAAAAAAGCGTTCTTCAGGAAATTAAACGGCTTACCGGAACCACCGTTGAAATTTGGGCCGCTCAATCCTTGGCCAAAGCTTTTGATGGTATGGATATTAAATATCCCAAGACCGAAAAGGGCGCGCCAAGTTTCACCAAACAGTTCCTGCAAGAGCATGAGCACCCCATAGCGAAGCTTATTGTCGAAGCGCGGAACCTCAACAAAACGTCCGGCACGTTCATCAACACCATCATGAAGCACTGCCGGGCCGACGGCCGTATTCACAGCCACATTAACCAAATTCGTTCTGACGACGGCGGAACCGTCTCGGGGCGCATTTCAATGTCCAACCCCAACCTGCAACAAATCCCGGCTCGCGATCCAGAACTCGGACCCATGATCCGCAGTCTTTTCTTACCCGAAGAAGGCGACCAGTGGGCGGCCATTGATTTCTCGCAGCAGGAACCACGCATCTTGGTTCATTACGCGCATCTCTACGGTAAAGCCCGCGGCGTGCCGCTGCGCGGGGCAGAGGAATTTGTGGAGGCCTACTCCAATAATCCAGACACCGACTTTCATACAATGGTCGCGGAAATGGCCAACATTGCCAGAAAGCAGGCTAAAACCATTAACCTGGGCATGATGTATGGCATGGGCGTGAACAAACTGTCCGAACAATTGGATGTATCCGTGGACGAGGCTAAGAGCCTGACTAAGCAGTATCATGATCGCGTGCCGTTCGTTAAAGGGTTGATGAACGGCGTTATGAACAGGCTCAACGAAAAGGCGTCGTCCGGTTCGCTTCGGTCCATACTCGGCAGGAAGTGCCGCTTCGACCTCTGGGAGCCGGACTCGTTCGCCATGCACAAGGCCATGACATACAAAGACGCGGTCCTCGAACATGGGCCCACGGCGCGCTTAAAACGGGCCTTTACATACAAAGCTCTGAACCGTTTGATCCAAGCGTCCGCAGCCGACATGACAAAAAAGGCTATGGTCGATATATACCAGAGCGGTAGGCTACCGATGATCCAAATTCACGACGAGATAGCCATGTCTGTGGGGTCAAAAGAGGAAGCTTTCGATGTCGCGAAAATCATGGAAACCGCCGTGCCGTTGGAGGTTCCGTCGAAATGTGACGTCGAAATCGGAGATTCCTGGGGGACCGCAGAATAACGGGATTGCCCTTGCTTATTCGGATAAATTCGTATATGTTCTTACAAAATCTTTTTATGGAGACCCGTTATGGATACCGAGCGTTGGAAAAGTGTTCTGACACCCCGTGAGGTGTACGACGAATTGAAAAAAATCTCTCGCGAAGAAGGCCGAACCATCAGCGGTCAACTCCGATATATGTTTGAGGTGTATAAAAACGTTACACCTAGTCAAAAAATGGACGTGAAGATAAAAAATTAGCGGCAGGTATGCGATAGACCCTTGACAGAC